ATACGAATAAATTTACTGTACAATCCCCTGGTATGCCTGATTCTGAAAGCATGTTTTACGGAGACGTAGTATGGCTTGATTCCAGTACTTTTGTATGTCCTGAACACTTCGCAACACGCATGAGAGTGTTGTCTGATGATGTTTTGGCTAACAGCAAAGTATATATTTTAGACGATGAATGCCATATTATTACTGAAATACCGGCGTTAGATTTTATAGATGATGGTTACATTTCTAAAGAAGGAGATAGCCACTTGTTGTGGTATCGTCTTCCTAAACCTTTAGCACTCCGCAAGAGAGACATTACGTCTTACTTTATCAAAGACAGTGATTTGCATGCCTTATCTAACGAGGATCTGGACATAATTATGAAAGTAAATTCAGATGATGGAGCTTTACGAACATCTTCAGCCAGAATTACACAATATCATAATGCTGCCTTGAATCTTCGTATAGCCAAGGTTTTGAACTACAAAATTGATACAGGAAATGGTGATTGCGGATCTCCTATTCTGCTTCGCAAGAAGCGCTTAGGAAAACGTCGCATTGCTGGCATTCATGTAGCGGGTACTTATAAGGGACACAATAGCAGAGATGCTTGGTGTTCTATTTTAACTCAAGAAGCTTTAGTTGAAGCCTATAAGCATTTAGATGTTGCAGGTGTTGATGACGAATTAGTAGAACTGCAAGGTGCTACTATGTCTATGAAACATTCTCCATACAAAACAAATAAGATTATACCATCGGTGATTCAGGAAACCTCTTTTCCATCACCTACCAAGTTTCCGGCTATGTTAACACCTCGTAATGGGATTGACCCTTATCAAAAGGCTATAGCGCATTATTCTGTTCGCAGACCGTTAACTTATAATGAAGATAATCTCAAACTAGCCACAGACGATTTAGTCAGTTACTGGTGTAGTTTTCCATGGCACTTAGATTATGAATTACTTACTGTGGAACAAGCTTTATGGGGTGATCCAACTAATGCTTATTACAATGCTATTCCGTCTAGTAGTAGTGTTGGATACCCATTCAAGTTTACCGACCCCTATTACAAGCAACGCTTGTTAGGAGATGGTGTAGCTCGAGATAGGACCAACGCTTTCTTTCCTGAATTTCATCGCAGAATTTGGTTCTTAATTGAACAGGCAAATGAAGGTGTACGAATGAATTACTATTACACAGATAATCTGAAGATGGGATTAGTTTCTGCTGCGAAAGCAAAAGAAGGAGTTACCAGAGCGTTTTCTGGCAGTTGTTTCGAATTATGTACAGTTACTAAATGTTTATTTGGCAAGCTTGTTGAGTTTACAATGGTGAATAGCATTGAGAAAGGAATGGCCGCTTCGGTGAACGTATATAGCTCGGATTGGAAAAATCTAGCTATGCATTTAGCACAATTTAGTCCTAACTTTGAGCAAACGAAAGTGCTGCCCATCGATTATTCTAAATTTGATGCCAGTCATACTCAGATCATGTTATCAAACTGCTTAGATATTATGAACAGATGGTTCGCCTACCATGGCTTCACAGCTTATGAAAAAGCGAGGAAAACCATATATCTGGAAGTAACACATTCTAAGCACGTTGTATTCACTGACGTTGTTGAATGGGATCAAGGATTACCTTCTGGTAGCTTTTTAACGTTATTAATAAATTCAGTCATTAATTTGACTAATGTAAGATACTGTTATTATGATTTGACCCCTGAAAGATTCAACATTATACCATTCCATAGAGTTATGTACGCTATTGTCCAAGGAGATGACTTAGGTTTATCCTGTGATGATAGAGTAGCAGAATTTATGACTGCTGATGGAATAGAACAAGCTATGTTATCCCTAGGTTATGTAGTCACTTCTGACGTTAAAAACGAAGCAATTCAATTTAAACCATTAAGTGAAACTACATTTCTCAAGCGAGGTTTCGCGGTAGAGGATGGTGAAGTACTCTGTCCGTTAAGTTTGGATACTATCATGAACACTCCATGTTGGAGTAAGAATGATCAGTATTTTAATAAAATAACATTGGATGCTATCAAGTTCTATTTTAGAGAAGCAAGTCTTCATGACTCGATCACGTGTGAATATTTAT